AGTAGTGAACTCCCTTAAATACAATTTAAATTCAAAAGCAATTATGGAAGCTAAAAAAAGGTTTGATTTACAATGATGCGATCACTAAGATTCGGTCAGGTAATGCAATGCCACCTGATGTGCTTTCTAAATTTCTTCGAATTGCAGGGACCACACTGAAAAACTACACTTTAACATCAAAGAAAAAAAATATAGAGAAAGTCTATAAGCAGTGCACAATAGATATTAATTTCCCCAAAGAATTGGTCCACCTTGCTGAGCAAATATTGTATATGTCACCTGATCCAAGTCAGATAGATATAGTAGTCACTGTCATTGGATTGCTAGAATTGTCAAGGCATGACACATTAATGATGCATGTAAATGACTTACTTCAATCTGCTGGTTATAACATTTTGGGTTATGATAAGCCAATCAAAGAAGTATATCCTGAGATCAACAGTATCCTAACACCAGATGTATATTTCCAGATTGATGATGAAAGGTATATACTTGAGCTTAAAGTTAGAAATGCCAAAACTGATTTGGATGTATTTTATCACAGATATAAAAATGCTATAGGTAACTGTGGTATAAGTATTGGTGTTTTTAATGTCTCACCATCTGGCTTCATAGAAACAGGGGATTATCGGCTCACTAATCTTATCAACATTGATCCAGATCGTATCAGTGATGTTACTTACTGTATTGAACTATGTTCTTCACTACGTGAAAAATATGGGAAGTATCCTGAATTTTTTTTTTTTTCACATGATAGGATGTTAGCAGATAATTCAGAACCATTCATTGAAACTGGTTACAAGAATAGTGTCTCTGAACATGCTGATTACAAGGAAATTAGTTGTCTATTTGGTAAACACTGGCCCACAATAATGGATGATATAGAGAACTTCAGTTTGTTAACAAACCCTGATGTTACTACAGAAAAACTGTTGGATGCCAATAAAAATCTATATGAAGATTGCAATGATCGATATGATAAATTCATGGAGCATCTACAATATAATTACCTAAACACAGAATCATATGGACCTACATGTTTAAAAGATGCCAATTTGGTTTCCAAACTTGATAAGAAGAATTCTGAAGTTTACAATATAACTAAAAAATATAAACCTGCAATATATATACCTTTTTTTTTTTCTTTTTTTTTGGATAAGTATGATTACAAGAGATCTCTATTTTATAGGAGTGCTTTCGTAGATATGAAACCTGCACATGATAATTACACTAATTCTGTTATAAATCTTATAGATTCAATTTTCAATACAGTTGCAATAGAGTTAATTATTAAAAAAAATGACGAAATAGATCCTGCAATTTATAGAGAAGTATTATCACCTGAATTCTGTCGACATATAAATGACAAAACTACAAAATTCAAAAAAATTGCTACAATATCCAATGTTACTAGTGATACAACAATCTTAAACAACAATGCATTCTCAATCAACCATCATGTGGACAAACATATGAAAGATAATATTATAGGTTTCAAAAATAAGCACTACAATGAAAAGGTGTTGAAGAAAGATTGTATATCAGTTGCTGACAGTGAAGAGGATATAATAACTCTAAAAAGATACATGGGTGAAATATTCAATAGTGAATACCATGTCGGAACTTATGCCAATGAACTAGTCTCTATAGACTCAGACAATATGAATACACACATATGTGATTTGCCAGAAGTTTGCAGAACTAAATATTTAGATCACTTATATAGTCAACATAACATCTTTAAAGCTTTGATATCGTTAAATACTGTCAATTCACACAAGTATAGGTTGGTACAAACAGCAGATCCATGCACTATACTCATAACGCTGCCAAACTCTGACACACTTAAATCAGCCCCTTTAAGGTACTTTACTCTAACTATTATATCTAAAAAAGACCTTGTAAGTTTTGAAGCAAATCGCCTATTAGGTGTAGCACATGAGTTGATACATGGAAGAAACTACAACATCATTCTATCAAAAGTAATCAGTTTGGATGTGACTAGACTTAAACTACTTAACCATTCTTTCGGAAAGTATTGCCTAATTATGACTTATTATTCCAACATGAAAAAAAAGATCAAACATGATATACACTTTATGATATGGATACTATGCCAGTTTATAACAATAGCATCATTAACTGTTACAGATACATATAAGAATTTCATTAAGGCTGTATATTCGGATTATTCTAATATAGATAATCTTATAGATGATAAATTAGAATCTAGACCAACAACACTAGGACATGCATACATAATAAAAAGGTGTCTAGATGGTATTGTTAAGGCAACACAACAGCTCAAAGTGATCAATCAAAAAAAAAGAAATGAAGAAATAGATGATATGGGTGAATTACAAAATACAGGTTTCAACAACAACTTGAGTCTAAAGCTACCAATATCTAATCTCAGTGTTGATAATCCCAAAGAAATAATCCATGAAGCATTCATGCTTTTTTATCTAGGTAATAAAGGCTTACATGGCTCTCCACAAGAATTATTGAACTTATATCATACACCATATAAATTTGAAAAGGAATATAGTGAAATGTTAGATAAATATGGCACAATATTACAAGAAACTGGTAATAATTCATCTATGTCCATTTCATACAATGTGATGAAAAAAACATCTATGGTTGCATATGCCAATTTATTTAACAAAAAGGATGCAGTTCGACAGAGCATATGTAGTGAATTAGAATTTGATAAACCAGTATTATCACTTAAGCAGTTTTCTAGCACAAAATCTATGGTATCAAACACCAAAACTGATTATGTGCCAGCACCTAGTCGTTTAAAAGATAGTACAGATATACAGATACTAGAGAAGATTATTAATGAATCTATAATTGAAGATGATCACCAATTCATGCAACTAATTAATTCTGAAGTTTATAGGATTAATGCTAAACGATTAAAGGAGGAGCAAAAGAACCCTGATATGAATGTTACACTTCTTCCTGAGATATACATAGAAACAATAAAGGGTGTTAGATTTATAAAGATAAAAAGACATCAATATACAAGAATGGTAAATGGTGGTTACATAAAACAGAGTAATGCTAAAGTCTTTGATGAGTTTTACAAGTTAACTGAGGAGTATGGTTTATTGAGCTTAAAAGATGCCTATAAAAAGATGATCCATGATGATGACCTACTTATAAGAATATTTTATAAAGACCAAAGAACAGCTGATGATCGGGAAATCTATACTGGTAATGCACAAACTAGATTGTGTCTTTATCCAATAGAGAAAACATACAAAGCTATATGTAAACACATACCTGGTGAAGCTATAACTATAAGTGGGGATCAAAAACAAAAAAAACTATTAGAACAACGGTTAACCTTGATAAAAGAAAAAAGACAGAAGATTAGGGATAATAAAGATGCTGAAATATATTCAGTTTCATCAGATGCATCAAAATGGTCAGCTCGAGATTTATTCCTAAAATTTATCATTGTGATCTCTACCAACCCATTTTTACATCCTGATGAAAAGTGGTTCTTAACATTTTTATGTTTTCGATATTATAAAAGAAATATAGTCCTCACAGATAACATCTTCAATGATATGCTCAATTTAGTTAATGTCAACAGTGCAAACACATCATATGAAGAAATGACAAATGATTTTAAACAAAATTATTTCACAGTTAGAAGTAATTGGCTACAAGGTAATCTAAACATGATTTCTTCTTTTGTTCATCATTGTTCTACTCTATATACAGAAGCAATGCTCAAGATATTTTCAGATCACAATAGGCTAGAGTGTAACATGACATCTATGGTTCATTCTGATGATTCCACATATGATTTCTTAATCTGTACAGGGACAAAAAATCAACAAAAAGCCATAAACAAAGGTATAATAAACAAAACTAATATTGGAAAATTGATTATTGCTTTAATAACATTTTCTAATAAATTCCATTGCATCACATTAAATGAGAAAAAAACTTATATAAGTACATTTTATAAAGAATTTTTGTCTACTATAATTGTAGGAAATGAACTTTTTTTCTTTTATTTGGCAGATCTGTTACCTTTGACATCTGATACAAGTTATGCTTCACCTATGCAAGATTTAGCATCATATTCAGGATATATCAACAATGCATTTTCCCATGCATGTCCTTTAAATATGATCAAAACTTCAGTTATTTTAATAAACCATTTGACTGTGTCAACTTACAACATGCAATACACATCAGATAAAAACCCAAGGTTTCACATTGATAGCTCTGATTTACCAATACAAATATATCCAAGATACAAGTTGCCATTAAATTTAGCAGGTATGATTCCATATTATGCAGCAGATGCATTTAATATTTTAAGTGATATAATAGAAAAACTAAATAAGTTTAAGATCCTACAGACAGAGTTAATTGAAGATATGTTAGATGTTAACACAATTGAGAAATATCTTGAAATAACCAGAGTTAATAGCCCCAAAGTGTATAAATATATAAAATCTTGTATCCTGTGTATGGATTATACACAATATGAAAGAGATGATGCTGATCCATATAACATAATTGACTATGACTTGAGTCAAAAGTCCATTATCAATGTTGTCAGCTTAAACAAGGGTCTAAGATTAAAGAAGACATACACATACAAGAAATATCTTGAGCATGAAAGTGAGATACGGCTTAAAGCAGCTATTCATCCTGAATGGTGTGTGAAGAAGCCTACAGATCCAGATTTGATCAAAGCAAACATCTTGCAGGATTATACTAACCCTAATTTTAGAGATGGATTAATTTTTTCAACTCCTGCAATTGATTATGGCAGAAGAATTATTGGTTCAAATAAAAACATGTATACTATAAGTTCCCATGTTATGGAAAAGGACAAGGCTAAAACCATAGGTACAGTATATAAAGATTTATCTTCTAAGATAGATGAAGTGACACTAACTGCTAACGATTTACAGAGGTACTTAAGTTTATACCTTTTAAGTGATAAAAAAATACTAATGGCTATGCAGGTTTTCTATTCTAAAGTAGAAACTGTCACAATGGCAAGACCATCATACACTAAAGTTATACAACCAAGGAGCATTTATGCTGAAGACTTTGGTAAATATTCTAATACATCATTGATACAATCTTTATTAACTTCTAGGTATTGTATAATTAACTCGATTGATCCTAAGTCGGATAAATTCATTGACATATGTGATTATGTTTTAAAAAGAATAGGTGATACAAAAATATATGAAAATCAAGAGGATATAGATGATGATTATATTGCATATTATAAATTCAAATATCCTAATTCACCTGACATTGCCATTGACGTTGAACCTATCACAGATCTTGGAGAAGTTGGCTTTATGGCATACAAGAATAAACTAAAGTTTATGTCTTTATTAGTGCGATATTATAATGATATTAAAAGAACTTTAAACAACCCAAGTTTCAACATACCTAATTATCCATCACCCTCATCTTTAATTATGACAATAGATTCTTTACTAAAGAAAGATGAGATAAGCACCAAGGTGTATTTATCAAACAGTAAGTCAACTAAGTATGATGAGTACCTTCTTACACGTTATGGAATGTATGCATATAATGACTTTCATATTAAATACAAGTTGGGTTATAAAATAAAGATTGCATCTAGTGGTAAAATAGCAAGCAACCTACAAACCTATAGAGATACATACGAACCATTAGCATTCATAACAAAATTAATAGCAAGAAATCTGAACCTCTACAACAGATTAAAAGAACACCCTGAATTTATGAGTGGTCACTACAATTCCCATGAGCTGTTAAATGTGTTGCAAAATGGGAAAGATATTAATAGTAGTGCATTACTCTTCATGATGGGTAAAATAGAATTCCCAAGATTCATAACTTCGCTAATAACTGACCATAGAGTATACAACCATTGGTTAATACCAACAAACTCTGAAGCAAATGATAAAAATGCATCACTAGCATATTACATGTGTCAAGGTAATGTAATGAAGGTTAGAACATTTACTCAAAACAATGTGGTTGTATTTTCAATGATGTATTACAAATATTTACGAACTGATTACGGTGCATTAGAATCAATAAAAAAGAAAATAGCATCAGATTATGTAGAGTTGCTGAGAATCTCTAAAATCACAAGTAATATCACACCCACTGAGAGGTATCATGTGTTTAATATAAATGAATATGGAAGATATACAAACCACTTTGGAGATCGAGTCTTTAATGTATGCCCAATACACTATGCTAAAATCATAGAAGTTCAACCTAGTTATATAGAAGTGGATGGAAATGTTAAACTGATTTTAACTATAACAACCAATCATGAAGAGTTGGCATTTGATGTAAGACTCAGGACTTATATAGATGATGAGTATTACTTAAACTGTTTAATAGACAATTTACACATAGAACGTAATTATATATTGGGTTATCTATGTGAAACTAATCTTTTCCATAAATACCCTGATTACTTGAAGCCTGTACTAATAGATCTTGGACCTAACCAGCTAATATCATTAATGACTGGTTACACTGAATTTGATATTGTCACTGAAAGAATCAACCCACAGAAGTTTGGCAATTTGATCTTTTTTAGCAATTATTTCCATGAGCATGGTAATTCTTATATGGGCAATCTGTGTGAGTGTGTCCAATTGATAGCATTAGGTCAAAATATAGATGTCATGGCATCTAAAGATCCAGATAGATTCATCAATAGTTGTAACAAAATCAAATTAGGTGAAACATGTGCTGACAAAGTGATAAAGAATTATCGTGCTAATGAGATTGCACCATATCACAGGTTGTTCATTACAATTATGAAATATAGACATCAAAGTGACCCAATTGAGAAGATTATACTATTCATAATCTTGATTTTTAAATTTTATATACATGATTTTATAGATATGAACGATGAACTAGAATTTTAGATAAATTACACGCACTATTTCTTTTAGACCTTTATTGCTTTCTTTTGGATTTTGTCTAGATTAGAATGATTTAAGGGAGAACACTACT